GGTTAATGCTCATTTCAGTTATTCCTAAACAGCCTCATAAGGCCGCTTAAAAATAAAGCCAGCAAACGCTGGCTTTAATGAAAGCAATGGATTTAGTAATGGAAAGTGCTCGCGCTACTTACCGCTATTTATCTGCCTGCTTGTCTTGGTACCACTGTTTGATCTTGTCGGGCTTCTGCCCACACTTCTCTAGTGCACCTTTCCAAATCAGGTCACGTTCAACAGCTTCATCCCTTGTAAGGGGAGGGCTATCGAATGGAATCTCACAAGGTGTAAGGTAAGCGGCTGGTGGAAGCACTACAACGTCACGAGTCTGCGTCACCACCTTCAGGTCGGTAGTGCTGCCACATCCGGTCAATGACAGGCTGAGGCAAACGCTTAGTGCCACAATCATCTTCTTCATCTCGTAGTAGTCCTTTTAGTTCACCAACCGCTTTATTCACGCTTGCGTCCACGGTCGCAGTGTAGTTTTCCATGTAACTCACTGCCTTTCGCTCATCTTCTAAATGCTGAGTGAGCGTGCCAATGGTCGCGTTTAATTCAGTGTTTACCTGCGTCACAGTTGCAATGGATAGCTTAACGGTTGCAAGTTCGGCCTGTTTGGTTGCAATAGTTGAGTCTTTTGACTCAATCTGTTGCTCCAGGTAATCGACACGCAAAGAGAAGAAGCCAATCACCAACCCAAGCGCCACGATAAAAATGCCGTTCATCTTAGTTAGCAAAACACATCTCCCTTTCTTGCTCTCGACGAGAGACTAAGCCAGCTAGTTTCTTACCACCCGCATAAACCCAATATTTGAGTTCATTACAAGCTCCTACAAACCAACCTTGCTTAATCTTGTGGTAAATGCGTGTCTCGCTGCCGTCGCGATTGTGCTTGAATCGCGTGCAGCCCGTGTTGAATATAAATGATGTGAATGCATCAATTTGACCCTGACTCATCAGAGACACATCAGCAGACGACGCGAGACAATTCTGAGCGTCGATGATATTTCGCGTCCAATCGACTGCGATTTGATCATCGGTTTTGATTTCGTTGGTGACATTGTGAGTATTACCAATGCCATCCGTTTCTAGCCCAGCAGGGCAAACATAAGGTGAACGACGGCAACCCTCCGCATTCCCGATCACTTTCAATGCATTTGGGGAGACAATGAGTTCACCAACGATCAAGTCGCCAATTTCAACAGTGCCAATTGCAACAGCGTCAGGTTGTAGGCTGCTAGTTACAGGCGCTTCGCTATAAACTGAAGAACCACCTGTAATAACTCCTATAACAGCAAGGACAGAACAAATAATCTTCTTGGTATTGTTCACGATTAATCCTCGTTATCTATAAATGAGGAAATCGCTTCACCATTAGCTAAGTGCTCTTTCAACAACTTATGGCGTTCGTTTTTATAGTGCCAGTTGAGCAAAGTGGTCGTAATGTAAGAGAGTACTGTAAAAAAAATACCCACAATCAAAGCCACTTTATCTAAACCAATCACACCCAACGCAGCGGTAAGTCCACCGAAGAATTGAGTGATGCGATCACCTTTGGCTATTAAGAAAGTAATAACGACTCCTGCTAGAGCCGAGAGCCAAAACTTTTTATTCCCTAGCATGAGTAATAAAAAGGCGCATTGCTGCGCCCTCTCTCCGGTATTAATTCATTGATTTAAATGATTCAACCGTCGACATATAAGTGCCTTCTTCCATCTCAATACCAATAAAGCGGCGGTTTAACTTCACGCACGCCTTACCCGTTGAACCGGAACCCATAAAGGCATCAAGCACTACATCACCTTCTCGACTGCTCGCAGTAAGAATGTGTTCCAGCATTTCCGCTGGCTTTTCGCATGGATGCTTGCCTGGGTAATACGCGACGGGAGTGAACGTCCAAACATCGGTATAAGGCACGTCACTTGTGACGCTGAAAGGACGGCGCAGGCTTTCATATTCAGCCTTGAGATCGTCGTATTGACGAGTTAGCGACTGATAATCAGCATTAAGCGCATCGTATTCTTTGGTTAGTTCATCATGAGAACGCTCAAGCTTTCCGGCATGTTCAGCGAACAACGCCTGCAGCTTTTCATATTGCTCACGATTAGGAAGCTGCCACTGGCTGGCACTAAACCAGTGCGAACACATCTGAGTGCCTGTGGCTTGGTTGATCTCTTTTGCTGAAATGCCTAATGAATCACGAGCATTTCTGAAATAGTTAATCAGAGGCTCGAACACCTCTTTCTTTAGCTCTGCACACTTCTTCGCGTACCCAGCCACGCCTTTGGCATGACCTTCTGATCCGTAATGCTCTGCAAACAGAACACGCTCGGTGGCGGGGAAGAACGAACGCAGGTCGGTTTTTCTCATTCTTCGCCATGGTCCATTAGGCTTAGCCCAAATGATATGGTTCAGAACGTTAAAACGCTGGCGCATAAGCAGCTCGGTATCCGCCGAAAGCTTGTGGCCACAAAACAAGTAAATGCTGCCGGATGGTTTCAGCACTCGCCAAAATTCCAGCATTACCTCATCCAACCACGCCAAGAACGTTTCGACATCTGGCCACTGATTATCCCAAGCGTTTTTCTTAACCTGGAAGTAGGGTGGATCCGTCAAAACAAGGTCGACGCTGTTGTCGGGTAAGGTTTTCAGGTAGGTCAGGCAGTCTGCATTAAGCAGCTACACGCGATTGTCAAAGAATGAATGTTTCAATGGTGCCTCCGCGCATGGCGCTCTAGGCACTCTCCTTAACAATTGACTTGCACCGCTTACACTTAATAGAAACGGTACCGATAAATTCACAAAGTTTCGCGCCACACTTAGGGCAGCGCAGTTCTATTAGTTTTGTCATATAGTCTCACTTTCGTGTAGACTCCACACCGCTCTGCAGAGCTGGGTGGGCCTTGGTCTGGCGTATGACTTGCGTAATAGGTCAGATGGCTGTGAGGTGTTCCCGCACTTCACAGTCGCCCATTTCATTGCCGTAGAAGATGCACAGCTCCCTCTCTGCCTAAGCAGGTCTCAGGTACTCAAGGCTGTGCCCAAATACGAAAAAACCCCGCCAATGGCGAGGTTTGAAATTGCTTGCGGTTGCAAAAACCGCACTTTGATAAATTTATACCCTAACTATAGGACATTTGCAACTACATGTTGTGTTTTGCTTGCAGATAAAGCACTACATGGTGTGTTTAGTGTGGCTAGCATCATTTCGCCAACGTCCGTGGTGATGTATCGCCCGTCTGGGATCTGCTTTAACTGACCAGCAATAGTTAGCTGCTCCATCACAAACGCAACGTGGGGAATACTAGCCTCACCTTTTGCCATTGCATAACCACCAACACTATCGGCGCTCTGTGGTCCACACGATGCGCTTTCAAGTATCTGGCGTACAAGGTTCTTCTGGTCGTTTTTAATTTGGTTCATAACTTATCTCCTGGCGTATTTAAGTCAGGGACGACACTAATTATTGGTGGAGGGGAAAGCGAGTCTTATTGAAAGAAAAGGCCGTGAGTGTGACCACGACCTCTTGTTGGCAATAAAGCTCTCGCTACTTGATGAACACCGAGCTATGGCTACTGGGTGCGTTGCGAAGTACTTTGTTGCTTTGCAATCGCCAATAATGACTGAGCGTAATGCCCCAAGAAAGTATTTAGCGCACTAGCGTGAGCTGTCATAACTGCCACTTGCTGGCGGTGGTACGCACGCTTAATTAAGTGGCAATAAGCACGCACGGTACGTTCGGTTGAATACTGCGCCATCAATTCTTTAGGTAAACGAAGTAGGCTGTAATAAAGCGCCCCCTTGTAACGCACGTCATCATTAAACATCACCATTAGCAGAGCGTCATCATTACTGCGCATGGCAATTTGATTTGCCCAATTAACAAGAAGATTCATCCTTATACTCCCTTACTTCCAAGCTCCACACTCACAAACCATAGTTCCTCCGTCAATGCTTGGTAGGTAATTATGAGACGTCCCATAAACCTGACAGACCTTAACTATGATTTTTCTTTGTTCCACTACCTTTGGAATATCATCTTCACCTTGAATAAATATCGACTTGCCAAGCTTTTTGGCTAAGTGATATTCAGCCATAGCACCTTCGCTTTGCTCCCAATCATTCAGCATGAATAAAGCATCAGCACATCGAACCATGGCACAACAGATATCCATGTATTCTGGCTGAGACAAACCATCTGGTAATATGGCTGGATTCAAAACTACGTTCCCAGCCTTTGTTAGCAACGTATCAGCCAAATGAAAGTTATGGCGATTAAATTCAGGCAGGCCACTCATTGGGCCTGCAATATAGATCTTCTTAGTCACGCAACATTCTCTTCTTTAATCACATCAAAGTGAACTTGAGTTATTACCTCACGATCACTAATAGAACGCTGATAGCAGCGACGAAGTTCGCTTTTTAAATCTTCCATAGTCTCAAAGCCATCTAGCCTTGCATCATTAAGTTCAAGATCAGATAGCAGGCAATGGTTTACATACCAAATATTGACAGGTAGCAACTGACCTGTTTTTTCATTTTTAATATGCGCCAAGCCCGGATGAATATCTTTATTACCAAGTCGAACACTTGTGCATTTATGAGCCGAGAAGATGCGATTAAAGTTCTCGTCATTGAGTTTTAATTCGGTATCAACCGAGTGAACTACCTTATTCTTCATTATCGTCACCACTGTATTCAATAACACCAACAGGCTCGTTGGGTTCTTCCGTTCTCCAGTGCGGTACCCATTTATCTAACCAGGCTTGCGCCTGCGCTTGGGTCATACGGTTATGTTTCATTACATACGCTTGTAATTCACTGGAATCAGATGGAAGCATGATCAAGCCTGTTGAATGTAAAGTAGGGCAGCGCAGAGGCTATAGAACATTACGCTGCCAGCGATTAGTTTTAACTGAAGCATTGGTATTACATGCAATTCAGAAGAGCCGGATATTGAAGCCCGATTGGAGCGAACGGTATGTCGTCGTCAAAATCCATCGGCGGCTCATTGTATTGAGGCTGCTGTGGTGCACGCTGTTGTTGCGGAGCTCGCTGCTGTTGTGGTTGGCTGTGTGGCTGACCGTTGTTTGGTTGTTGTGGCTGTCCCCAACCGCCTTGCTGAGAAGATTGCTGCTTATTACCAAGGATCTGCGCCTGGCCTTCAGGATAGCGAACATCGACATAAGTGGTGTAACGGTCTTGCCCACTCTGATCTTGCCACTTTCTGGTTCTAAGCTTACCTTCGATGTAAACCTGATTGCCTTTCTTCGCATATTCACCCAAGAACTCAGCCG